AATTTTTAGACAAAAACTAAAATCAATAAGGATAATTATAATTAGTTAATAAAACTAATTATAATTAGTTAAAATAGGATAATTAGTTAGAATAAGCAAGACCCCCCATACTCATAATTCTAAGAACATTGTAATTGGGTGCGTAAACTCTTATATTTTTATCAGTTGCCGTATCGTCTAAATTGGGTTTTATTACTTCTGTAGATGTTAGATTATTTAAAACTTCTCCCCAATTCTTAACATCTACAGCTCCTGCCAAATTATTTTTTGCTCCACCTCTATCTTGTTCAACATCAGCAACACCATAGGCTACTAATTGCATTAAACCACCACACATTTATAATTATACTATATAGTAAGATTTTTTTTTTAATTTTTAGACAAAAACTAAAATCAATAAGGATAATTATAATTAGTTAATAAAACTAATTATAATTAGTTAAAATAGGATAATTAGTTAGAATAAGCAAGACCTCCCATACCGCTCATAATTCTAAGAACATTGTAATTGGTTGCGTAAACTCTTATATTTTTATCAGTTGCCGTATTGTCTAAATTTTGATCGATTACTTTTGTGGATGTTATATTAGTTAAAACTCTTTTCCAATTCTTACCATTTACAGCTTCCCCCAAATCGTTCTTTAATTCTTCAATAGTTTTATTATTTATGACATCATCGGCATCATTTGTTAATATATTATTTGAACTACTTTCTAATAAATTCATTGTTAAAATAGCATTATCAATTCGTGAGAAATTGCAAGTTCCTGATGGTTGGTGCTCTTCTGGTCTTAACGCAAAAGAATAGCAATGTATGTGACCATATTCCTTAGATAATAAATTATTATTATGATCTTCAATTTCTAAATCTTGTGGAAGTCCCATTTTATTAAAATCTAAGTTTTCTAAATTTAATTGCTGTCGGTGCCCTCCGGTGTGATGTTGGTAAGGCTGAACAACTCTAAAGTATGAACCATCTCTTTCTCTAAATCGGTCTTGTCCATTTAATTGAATCTTAGCACTTAATACAGATGGTAAAGCATGATTCAATTTTCGGTCTTCATCAAATCCTAATGAATAATCAAATGTTCCGTGGGCTGCGGAATTTTGAACTACCCATATTAATTCTTTGACTGGATGGTTTAAATCTAAGGAAATTGTATTTTTAGATCCACTTGTGCTTGATGTTCCAAGTGTTTGAACTTGTTCAATTAAATATTCGTGTGATACCTGGGCAAATCGACGCCTTTCATCAGTATCTAAGAAAATATAATCACAAAATAAACATAAATTACTCAGTTTACATTCATCATCACCTCCAACTTGTAATCCATTACGTATACCATTTATAGTACTTGATTTAATATCCGATAATTTGTTAAACTCTATAGAAATTTTAACTTCGTGATATTGTAAGGCAATTAATGGAAGAGCAAGTCCGGGATTTTTATTAAACCAAAATTGTAATGGTATATAAAGCTTCCTCGTAGTTTCACTGTCACTTGAATGTAAATTTCCACTAAGCATAGAATCTGTTTTGGTTAAGGTTTCATCATTACTACTTAACTGGGTCCAAATATCTAACCATTCGCCATAATGTTTATCTATTTGCTGACCCCCAATTTCAATTTCAGCAGATTTAATTAATTTATGTCCATTTCTTATACTTCCATTTAAGGGTGCTCCGTTTTCTAAATCTATTTCTAAATACATATTGCTAACAAGATCACCATTTCTAGATATAGTACAAACAACTTTATTACCAAATCCCGCCGTACCATTAAATGTTTGTTCAATTGCTTCGCAGGCGAAATTTGTATGTCTTCTATACACAACTTTAAAGAAAGTAATCTGAGGATTACCGGTAAGATAAATATCTTGAGCACCATAGGCTACTAATTGCATTAAACCACCACCCATTTATAATTATACTATATAGTGAGATTTTTTTTTTAATTTTTAGACAAAAACTAAAAAAAAGAATAAGATAAATTATTAGTTAGAATAGGCAAGCCCACCCATACCACTCATAATTCTAAGAACATTGTAATTGGTGGCATAAACTCTAACTTGATTTCCCTTTTTAGAACTGGTGTTAACATCTAATGTTAAAACAGCATTATCAATTCTAGAGAAATTACAAGTTCCAGATGGCTGGTGTTCTTCTGGCTTAAGAGCAAATGAATATACATAAAATCCACCCTTATCATCTATAACTTGATCATGTCCACCCGTATGATGTTGATATGTTTGCACAACTCTAAAATAACTACCCTCCCGTTGTCTAAATCTATCATGACCATTTAATTGCAATACAGCAGTATTAACTTGATCTATTGGTCCTTTGGGCTGTACTCGGTTACCTGCTTCTAAATCCAACCCAATACCAGCAAGTCTTTTATAATTAAATGGTGAATAATACTTTCCATCAGTCGAAGATGCTTCATTATCTTGACATAGCCAAACAATTTCCTTACAAGGATGGTTAAATCTTAACTCTATATTAGCGGTACTTTCATTTGGCGACAATGAATGTCTACCACTAAATTGAACCTGTTCAATTAAATATTCATGCGATCCTTGGGCAAATCTACGCCTTTCGTCAGTATCTAAGAAAATATAGTCACAGTATAAACACGCGGCGTTTATTTTAGGAGTAATACGTTGACCAGCATCATTTGTCATAATTACCTTCTTAGAATTTTTAAACATTATATTTAATTTGACTTCATGATATTGTAAAGCAATTAATGGTAAAGCCAATCCAGGATTTCTGTTAAACCAAAATTGTAATGGTATATATATTTTTCTAACATTATTTTTTGTAGTGAGATTACCACTTAAAAGTCTATCTAATTTCTCCGCTTGTTCTTTATTATGAGTAAGCTGTGTCCAAATATCCATCCATTCTCCATAATGTTTATCAATAGATTGACCTCCAATCTCTAATTCTACATAATCTATCAAAACGTGTCCAATTCTATTTAAAATAGAATTGGCATCTTTTATATCTAAATCTAATTCTAAATACATATTTCCTAAAAGATCGCCATTTCTAGATATAGTGCATGAGGTTTTTTTACCAAAATCAACGGATCCAGTAAATACTTGTTCAATTGCTTCACAGGCGAAATTTGTATGTCTTCTATACACAACCTTAAAGAACGTAATCTGAGGATTACCAGTAAGATAAACATCTTGAGCACCATAGGCTACTAATTGCATTAAACCACCACCCATTTATAATTATACTATATAGTAAGATTTTTTTTTTAATTTTTAGACAAAAAATCTTAATTCTAAATCTAATTAAACCAATAGATGTAAATATCCATCTTTGATTCTCATTATATTAAATTTTTTAATAAATAGAATAAGGTCTCGTTTTCGACCAACTGGTAAAATTTTTAGTTCTAATACTACTGTATTATACTTATTTAAACTTAATATACCTGAGGGGTTTATTTTATCATTATTTAATGCAAAAGAATGCGAGTATATTGAATTTTTTTTAAAAAATGATGCGTTAGTATGATTTTGATACATTTGAATTTTATTGTAATATGATGGTTTTAAATTACTATTAATAAGTTTTCCATTAAATAATATTCTTACTTCCTTCATATGATTTTCTAAATGTATATTTGAAAAATTAAAATAATTATTAAAGTTTGTTTTTATATGCGTATTTACAAGCACCCATATTAATTCATTCACATAAGGGTATTTGGGGATATCTATTTTTTTTATGGATGAACTGTTTTCATCAATAGATTCAGTTGTAAAATCTATTTGTTCAATTATATACTCTAAAGAATTATTAATATAATTCAATTTTTCATCATTGTCTAGATTTATATATTCGCATATTAATTTAACATTTTCTATATTAAAATTTATGTTAAACCCTTTAATTTTATTAAAATCTATTAATTTTAATTCTACAGTTATTTTTTCATTTTCTAAAGCAACTAACGGAAATGATTTATTTATTTCACGACAAAACCAAAATGGTATTTGTAAATTTAAATAGTATTTATCACCAATCTTGTTAAATTCATACAAACTTGCAGAATCTAACATATTTTCATTTTTATTTGAATTTAATTGATGCCATATATATATCCAATAACCTGAAAATGTTTGCAATACTTTATCTCCACATTTAAACGAAATTGTATCAATTAATGCATATAATATTTCTTCCACTATTTCAACATCACCCAAAAAAGCCTTATCATCTGTATTTATCTTTTCAATTTCTAAAGATAATGTAATATTTGATAATAAATCACCTATCTTATCTATATCAAAAAATACTGTGCAGGAACTGTTAAAAGTGTTAGATAATGACATAATATCAACACAGTTTTTAGAAAAGTTAGTATGGGTTTTATAACCTGATTTGAAATGTGTTAACCCATTACTAACTTTTATAGATGAATCTTCGTCATTATTATAATTTAGTATATTTCTAATAGACATTATATATATTATAGATTATTATTTTAAAATAATAGTCCGGCTTGTCCTGATGCTATTTTTAATATATTATAATTTATTGCGTAAAATTTTATGATTTTCTGATTTGTTGTAATTCTATCAGTATTTTCCACTTTATTTCTTCTTAATCTAAGATTTAATTCAACCCGATCTAAAGCACTAAAATTTAAAGATCCTGAGGGCTGATGTTTTTCTGGAAATATGGCAAAAGAATAACAATATACCCCACTCCCCTTGGTATATTTTACTACATCATCAACATCTAAATCACTGTACCCATAGCCAGAATGGTATTGATATTTCATAACAGACATAAGATAATTGGACGATTTAGGTTCAAATAACTCTTTCCCATTTATTGTTATATGACCTTCTATCATCTGATGTTGTCTTTTTAAACTGTCCAATTGTAACCAATAATTAAATAAATTGTTTCCCACACTTTGTTTGTCTTCTTTTAATTCTAAATCCAATACATTATTATCCTGTATACACCAAAATAATTCTTTTACTGGATGTCTAAATGGAATTTTAAATTTATGGACATATTTCTCATATTCTATATTATCTGTGATTTCTTCTTTTAAAGGGACATTGTTCAAATCGCTGTATTGGATTTGTTCTATTAAATAGTTATGCGTATTTGAGGCAAATAATTGCTTCTCCTCAGTATCTAGGTGGATATACTCTGTTAATAATTTAACATTATTAATTATAAAACTCTTAGAATTATTTTTAGGAAAATTATCTATTTTATTTTTAGAAGCGAATTTTACATTAATTTTAATATCATTATTATTTAATGCTAATAAAGGTAAGGCTAATCCAGGATTTCGATTAAACCAAAATATTAAAGGTATGTATAACAAACCATCTTTATTATTTTTAGTCTCGCCTTTTGTCGTCGTTGTATTATGTATATTTATCATATCACATAATAGGGAGTTTTTGGAAGAGTCTATAAATAATTCATGAAATATATGCAACCATTCCCCTGTATGTTTATCTATGACTTGATCCCCAATACTTATTTCCACATATTCTATTAAACTAAAGGCAGATACACCTATTTCCTTTTTTAAATCCAGTAGGTCACCCTGGTAATTTGTATCTATAACTAAATACATTCGATGTATTAAATCTCCGTTTTTAGGAACATTGACATATAATTTTTTACCAAAATTATTATCCATATATGTTTCTCCTGAAAAGTTTAGTAAAACATTTTCTAAAGCAAAATTAGTATGCCTCCTATACGATGTTTTAAAATAAGTAAATTGTGGATTACCTACTAAATATTTATCTTCTTGATTTGTAACAGTTAATTGAAAATATCCTAAACCCATTATTAATATAATAGTATATTATTTTAAATACTTATTCTACTTTTGTTATTTTTAATGTATTATTATCTATACTTTGTGATAAATATTTCATAAATTCTAAATGTTTATCTATTTTCTTAACTTTATGAAATAAAATAGCCCGGTTTAAATCAATTGGATAACTATACTTATAAGGCATATTCCGGAGTATTAACGTATTGTTTATTTTTTTAACAACTACCCCACCTGTTCTAAATTTTAAATTCTTTTTATATATGTATTTAATAGAATCCCCTGGATTAACATTGTCTAAATCAGTAATATTTTTATAGTTTTGGATGCTATCTATTTGTGTTTTATTTAAATATTTTATATAAATATCCATTTCTATTTAAAATTATATAATATATCTATATATATATTATATAATGGATTGTACTACAAAAATCAAATGCGAACCTATAACAAAAAGATTATCAAAGGCAACTTATGATCGCCCCGAATTAACCCTAACAGATACATTACAAACAAACGATGAGATGCAAAAAAAACTTACTAAATATGTCCGTGTGGATGATATTGGAGATGTTAGAATTAATACACACGTTCGGTATGTTACATTAAAAGATGCAAAACAACGATTTTGTTTAGGGGGTCTTCTTAAAAAAATACATAATAAATATGTGGTTCTATCAAATGGAACTTTATCTTGGAGTGTGCAAAGATACCATTGGGATGATCCCGACAAAGAACCCATATTTGAAACGACTTTTTTTAAGTTATTATCTGTAGAAGATCAACAGAAAAAGATAATATTGGAACAACAACAAGAGTTAGATGAATTGCGGCGGAAAAAATAAAATGTTTTTATTAATATTTGTTATTATATTTTTTTATCTATTCTTTTCAATCTTATCCGCTTGTCCTTATCTCTATTATTAAGAATAAATAATGTTGCTTCTGCCCCTTTGGCTTCATTATTAAAGTATTGGGTCAGTTTTTGCTGTAATGTGTTCTTATTTAAGGCTTTTTTTGTAAAACTAACACTTTTTTTTAATTTTCCATTTTCGGTGCTTAAATCTTCTATATTATAAGTTGACATAAATTCAATAATAGATTCTGTTATTGCCTTTTTATCCGTTTTTTTTTCTTTTAATACTTTCTCTATTTTTTTAATATCGTCATCAAAGGAAATATAATTTTTGACATTCTCCTTAAATTTTAAAAAATCGGCGTTTTCCATTATATAATTTAATGAATATAATTTTTGAAATAAAACATACTAAAATATAATAAATACATCATATATAATAAAAATCCTACACTATTCCCATATTTATTTTGTTCGCAATTATCTAAAAAAGATGTGTATATAATCGCTACTAAACATACTATATGTTGCACTATTTGGGCTTGGGTTATTAATACTTTATATTTTTTTAAATATCCCCTAGGATATGCGAAATACCAATACATCCATATGTGGACAAAACAATTCAACGACATACATACATATATACCTGGACTAATATAATCAACCATATTACAATAAACTAAAAATGCGGTTGTCATATGATGGGTATATTGCAATTGAGATATAGACTTACCCGAAAGATGTAAATACACTGTGTCCCCCCACTCAATATATTTAGAGTATAAAAATAATGTTACCGATATAGTTGCGTATATATTATTATTATATGGAACACAAAGTAAATTGTTTAAAGTATTAAATTTATATGTTTGGTAATTTGCCACTGTAATTCCTATCAGCATTATAAAAGAAAGTATACATAATATTATATTGTGGATTTTCCTAAAAAATATCATATAATTAGATTGGGGACATGGGTGTAAATAATTTAAACATTTAACAAAACAATAATATAAAACTGGGGATAATAAATGTATGCTAATCATTATTTTATCTATATATACATAAAATAACTTTTAATACTTAACAATTATTATTTTTATCAAAATAATAATGATAGTCTTTATTTAATTCTTTAAAATTATCTTCACACCCTTTACTTTTACATTTATTAGGATGGGTTTTTAAGGCCTGTGCTTTATAATTTTTTCGCATCTGTTCTTTTGAATCTTTTTTCGGTAGTTTATATTTTTTTTCTATTATAGAGCATTCACTATTCGGCGGTCGTTTATGTAAATAATTATTTATCACATTTTTATTAGTAGGTTTATTTTCATTTCCTAAATAAATAGGGCTTATTATATGGTGAGGGATATTGTTTATTATGGCTAACGCATCACTAAATATAATATCCGTAATATACGCATTAAGCTGTATAGATTTAATATAATTATCTATATCCTGTTTACAAATGTTAACCAATTTATTATTTCTTGAACTATTCATTATTATTTAATAAGAAATAAATTTTACTGTTTAATTAATTTTTTATTAAGAACTGTTTTAAAATTCTTTATATAATGTTTAAAATATCCTTTATCTATTATCCACAAAATAAGTAATAATAATAATATGCATACTATAACTATAATTAAAATTATAAATATTCTTTGAGAGCTATGTTTGTTAACTTCTAAATTACCTGTTAATTTAGAACAGGTTTGACGTAATTCTTTGGTCGTATAGCATTTCAATTGTGTTCCATAATTTCGGTTAGCTTTATTGGATATATTATCTCTATAATATACAGTTCTATCATTTAATTTTTGTATACTTCTTGTGTTTTTTTTGGATATAGATCTTAATTTATTATAAAATTTTTCACTGCAATTTACCGGATCGTCATAGACCAACCAGGTAACCCCTTCAATACATGGGGTATTTATTATAGACCCTTCGTACATAAAAAAGGATTTATTTTCTGGGATTGTATTAAAAATATTCCAATCTAATGGCATATTGCTCCTTTTTTGTTCACCCTTTATTTTGGGAATTGACTCTATAAAAAGATCAAAAAACATTTTAGATTTAGAAAAAGCGTCATTAATATCGATGAATATGCTTATAATTAGTAATTTGCCAGTATTAGATGATTTATGGTATATATGCATTTCTATTGGAAATGAGGTATTATCAACTTTATGAGAGGATGGATTTGTAAATGATATTTTATCTAATTCATACACTTCATTATTATAAGTAATATAACTCCCTGGGTCATATTCAATTATTAAGGCCTTATCAGATAGTATTAGATTACAATTAGATGTTCTATAAAAAAACGATACATTACATTGAGTATCACATTTTTTAGTAGATTTGCTAATTATATTAATAGGTGATTGATTTTTACCCTTAGTGCAAAGAGACTTTACCATTACTATAGTATAATATTTTTATAATATAAACTGTTTTCTTTATTTATTTTATTATTATAATATATATGATTAAAGATGTATCCCTTTATATTGTCGTTTTCTTTGTAACTTTAATGCTGGGTTACTATTTAGGTATAACTATCTCAACAGTGGTAGATTACCGCCTTAAAGATGCGGTTATTAATATGCCCCGACCCAAAAATAATATAAAGATAGTTGTATCAAAAAAACCTATAAAGATTAAAGTGAAATCTAATAAAAAACAAATAGAGAACTTTTTAAATTATAAGGAATTACCTAAAAAAAAGAAGAGAAGAGTGGTTGAAGAGGAAGACAGGGAAATAAATGAGAAGGAGAAGGAGTGTAATCTAGATTTAATTAATCCAGTTAAAAAAAACAGAGAAAAATATTATAATACCCAAATAAATGATTCAGAATTAGAAACCTATTCTAAACTATATAAACAAAATAAAAAAGTAAACTTGGAAAAAAATAAATTTATACCATACAATGAAGAGGATAACAACCTGAATTTTATGAATATTGAGACTGGACTTAACCCAAATAACCGTATTAATCTAAAACAAAAAGGTAAAGATTTAATTTGGAAAACATTACCAAATAGGAAAAAACGTAGTAAAAAATTTAAATGTCAACGCGACTATATGACGTGTTCTTCAAATCATAACATTTAAATAAATTTGATTATTTATATTTAAAGAAAGAGGTTTAAATATAAATAATGACAACTACTTCTGATACAAATACAATAACTAGTTCGGATGAACTGGAAATATGTGATAATTTCGATGATATGGGATTATCGGATGAATTATTGCGGGGAATTTATGCGAATGGTTTTGAAAAACCATCTGCTATACAGACAAAGGCGATCAAGCCATTAATTACGGGAAGAGATATTATTGCCCAGGCCCAATCAGGGACAGGTAAAACAGGCACATTTTTGATAGGTTCTTTACAACGAGTAGATTTAAGTTTAATGAAACCTCAGGTTGTGGTTCTTGCTCCAAACAGAGAGTTAGCAATACAAATTCATACCGTTATGAAATCAATAAGCAATTTTTTGAACATAAAATCAGCATTATTGATTGGTGGGGTTACAATTAGTGATAATTTCAAGGTGTTGGACGAAGGAGTTCAATTTATAGTTGGAACACCTGGGCGAGTTTATGATATGATTAAGAGATATGCTTTAAAAACAACCGATATTAAATCGTTTATATTGGATGAAGCGGATGAAATGTTGTCCAGGGGATTTAAAGATCAAATATATGAAATATTTCAATATATTCCAAAAGAAACCCAAATATGCATCTTTAGTGCCACACTCCCTCAACAAGCGTTGGAGGTAACCGAGAAGTTTATGAATAATCCATTACAAATTTTAGTTAAGAAAGAGGAATTAACGCTGGAGGGTATTCAACAATATTATTTGGGATTGGAGCAGGAAAGTTGGAAAATTGCCACATTAATTGATTTATATGATAAATTAAGTATTTCACAATCGATTATTTTCGCCAATTCAAGGAGAAAAGCGGAATATATAAAAGAGCAATTAATGTTACAAGATCACGTGGTTCATTATATTCATGGAGAAATGACACAAGATGATAGAAATGATGTTATGGAAAAGTTTAGATTGGGACAGATTAGGATATTGATTTCAACCGATATTATCGCAAGAGGGATTGATATACAACAGGTTTCTATAGTTATTAATTACGATATACCTAAATACCGTGAAGTTTATATTCATAGGATTGGGCGGAGTGGTAGATATGGTAGAAAGGGTACTGCTATTAACTTTGTAACAGATAAAGAATATCAGCATCTAAGAGATATTATGGAATTTTATCAAACGGATATTCAGCCATTGCCCGAGAATATTAAAGAATTAATATAAGCTATTATTAAAGTAAGCTCTTAGAATAATATTGATGGTAAATAGAATTAAATAAACAATTAAATTTTAAAATTTAATTATTTATTAATTTTTTATATTAGTATTTTATAAATGAACGAATTGGCACAAACTCTTACAAATTTAACTCTAACAAAAAAAATAGTATTATGTTTTTTTATTCTTTTTATTCTTTTATTAGGATATTCTTTTATTAATAAAAAACAATTATTACAGTTACAAAAAAATAAAGAATCTGGTATAGAAAATTATGAAAATAAGCCTTTAAAATTTAGTATGTATTATGTTGATTGGTGTAAATATTGCCAATCAACTAAACCAGAATTTGTAAAGCTTATGAATAATTATAAAAGAATTAATGGTAGGGAAATCATTTACAATAAGATCGATTGTGAAAAAAACCCTAAGTTGGCAGAGGGTGTTGATGTAGATTCATATCCCACACTTATATTAAATGATACTATCAAATATACGGGTGAACGAAATGTGAAGGGATTTGTAGAATTCATAACTTCCCATACTTAATGTCCATACTTAATGTCCATAATTAATGTCCATAATTAATGTCCCTATTTAATTACTTTTCATAGTTAACTTCTCCATTGTATTGGGGATAGTCTTCATTACTTCTCATTTCTCTCAATGTATCATTATCGTTTAATGGATAAAATAATGTCCCGATTAAATCTAAGGATTTATTATTATAGGAATTCGAATTTAATGCTGGACCATTAATTACAAAACCTTCACTTTCAACTAGATTTTTAATATTATCCATATGAAGTAAATTCATAGTAACCAAAAATACTATAGATATTACTAATGATAATTGCATATTCCTCGAAGATAAATATAAGATTAAAAATATAACAATGCCTCTAAATAAACTATTATCAAAAACATTTCTAACCGAATTGGGTAAAGCTGGCTGTAACCTTGGTCCATACATTGCTAAAAATAAAGATAAAACTGCGAATAAATATGAATTTTGAACTAAATGTTTAGGATTTAATAATTCTTGAACTCTTCTAATCATATATATACTATAATAATATTTTTTTTGGGATCAAAATATTAAAACTAATTTTTAATATTTAAATCCTAAAGGATTCTTATCCTAAAGGATTCTTATCCTAAAGGATTTTTATCCTAAAGGATTCT